GTTGGTTTAATTAGATAGTTGTCTCCATGTTCAGAGAAAATGCACATCAGGTTGCTGGCAATGTCATAAAATTCGTAAACTTCTGCGTAGCCCGCATTTTTGTCGTAAATCTTTTTTCTACTAGGGTCATCTGCGTAACGGCTGACAGCCATAACTTTTACGTTTTCACGTGCAGTTTTGTTGTAACGTTTATCTTGTTTAACATCTTCAATTGGGCGGCGTACACGTTGCGCAATCCAACGAATGTCGTGCATGCTTGTACCGTCTGGGTCCACAAACACGTCGTTAGGTGAAACACGTTCAGCAAACGGACTATCTTCAAGAATGACACTATGTACAGTAGGTTCTCCACCCGATACAGGGTCGGAAACTTCCGAGTCGCCACCTTTGGTGTCTTCTTCTTCTACGAAACGGTATCCAACTTTGACCCATCCATGACCAAATGTGAGCATGTCTTTTACTGCACGACGAAAGTGTGAACGAATGTCACGGTGTTTCCACCAATAGTTTGTTACCGCTTCAGCGATAACTGCTTGTGGTGCGTTTTCTGGGCTAACAGCATTGACAGTAATCTTTGGATAGTTTACTGAAATGCTTGGTGAAATAACGTTAATGGTGGAAAACGAAATGTTTACTAAAATTCTGTCTTCTGTTCGGTAGTCATCAAAGTGACGTCCCTTGTACATGTCGGTCATGCGACGCCAAGTTGCATCATAGCCGTCATCTTTACGCCATCTACGGCTAGCCTCAATACGTGATTTGCATTGTGCCAAATAGTCTGCGTTTGATTTCTTAGCCATTATGACTCCTTTTTGCCTTTATGCCAACCAATATGTTCATCTAACTTTGTTCCAACTTTATCCACTTTATGCGCCACTTGACGTAACAAGGTTCTAGCCTCAGCATGTTGGCTAGTGTTTTCTGAACGAACTTTACTTAACAACACCATTATCGGACCACCAATGACTGCGACAACAATAGGTACGATAATGGATTCCATATTACATCCAATTTGTTACAGGCACAGCCTCGTATCCATTGACTTTGGCATCAGAAACAATTTTTCGTTGCTTTTCTCCAATTGTGTCACCATGAAAGGTTTCTTTGCCGTAGGTAAAACCTAAACGTACAGTTTTTATGTGGCAAGAGAAGCATATTGCGCCACGGTGGGGCAATTGCTCATCAAAAAATTCTTTTGAACAGTCATTACAGGTAAAATTTGCCATCTATTTACAGTTTTCTGTTCCCAACTATCCAAAAGGTGTCTGATTGCGCACATTATGTGCGCCAATAGGGGTTTTTTTGGCGGTACGACCACCAATAATGTGTTTTTCCCACCACATTAAACTATTTTGTGGCGGTTTATCAACAGGACGATACTCTGGTAGCCAAACATATTTTAGCATTTGGTTAGCAATAGCCAAAGAAATAACTCTATCGTCGTGCGGTGAACCATTCATTTTACCGTTTTCTTTACGAACAAAAGTTCTAAGTTCCGCAATAGTTTGGCGGTCATAGATTTGTATAGTGTCCGTGCGCATAGCGGCAGACAACTCATCAATAGCCAACGGTTTAGTAGTTGCTGTTGTGCGCCAACCCAAAATTTCTGTAGCCTCAGGTCGTACGTGCGCAAGACGGCGTTGTTTATAAAGATTTTTATAACCATGTTTCTGAGCAGCCTTCAAAGTAGTTAAACCGTGGTTATTGTTTTCAATACCCAACAAAGCAGTATTGTACCACCAACCTAGTTCGGCTAGTAAATCGCCAAACAAATCAGGTTCAATACGACCATGCCATGTAGCAACTACTACACCGCTTTTAGCGTCTATAATGTGTGCAGAACTGTAGTCTCCATAGGATAAACCTTCGGAAACGTCTGCGCCAATACTGTAAACACATTCTTTTGCAGGAAAAGCCCAAATATGTAATTCACCGTTTTCTGAATGGCGAAACTCGCCATTGCCATCAGAATACAAATGATAATATCCACGAGAAGGTTCCATTGTTGTCATATCATCTAACATCTGGATATCAAAGACAGGGTTACCTGACTTAATAAATGCTTCTTCAGGGAACGTAGGGTATTCTTGATGTAACTGCCAAGGGTGCATGTTTGCAGCCTTAGCATCATACCAATCTTGGTTACGTTCACCATCAGCAGACCATGGAAAAAAAATTCCTTTAAAACGGTTAGAGTTGGTTTGTGAACCAACCCACAGTTCGTGATAAAAGTTACCAGAACCATTAGCGGTAGACAAACCAATTACACGACCACCAACGTCTGTTACTGGTTCAATAGATGCCCATGCTTCTTCAGCGTTTGGCAAAAACGCCCACTCGTCCACAATAACCAAATACACCGACTCACCACGAGCAGGGTCATTACTGCTAGGAAGTGACTCAATAGCAGACTCGTTATCAAACACCATTTTAAGTTGATGTTCCGTTATCTGTGCTGGACCACGCAACTTAAACCACTGTGGCAAAAACCTGTAACCATACTTAGCCTTAGATAACAGTTTTACAGATTCACGTTCTGTACGGCTCAACATAACAACAAAACGGTCAGAAAAAAAGTATGTTAGCCAAAAACTGTATGCTGCAGCCAACGTACTAAAACCAATTTGGCGTGCTTTAAGAACTATGCTATAACGTTCTTCAATCCAAACCTTAACTGTTTCTGTTTGCGCTGAACGCAATTTAAACAATATGCGCCCTTTTTCGGGATGTTTAACATACCAAAACTTTTCACAAAAATATGAAAAAGCCTGTAGTTGTTCCTCAATTGTTGCATTTTCTGGACCACGACATTTGCGGAACTCTGATTCGTTTAAAAGTTCAGTTAATTCCATTATTTACCCCAAGGCTGCCAACCATTACTGTTTCGTTCCTTGGAGTACTCAAAAATTGCTAACCCAGCACGCAAATTAGTTTCTGGATTAAACAACTGTGAACAAGAAGTTAAAATACCTTGACTTTGCAACCAACCATCTTTATAATATTTGTTTGGTAAACACCAAAAACGGTTTATTTGCATCAAACCCGCCGAACCACCATTAGGGTCAAGATTATTAAACACCTTAGGAAAACAACGTGACTCACGCCACATAATATAATCTAATTTAGATAGGTCACTACGTGACCAACCTATTTCTAAAGCATCATCTAACCAATGACCGCATTTACCGACCAATTCTTTAGATATTGCTTGCACATGTGTAATGGGTAAAATTAAACATGCAACTATAATGGATATAAACCATTTACGCATAACTACCATCCTATCAGGTTGTTATTTGGGTTGTTCTACAAAGTCCTTAACTAACTGCGGAATAGTATCCCCAGCAACATATCTAATGTGCCAAGGTTCCGATTGTACTTCATGACTAAAACCAAACTTGTCTTCGTTATCTAGCAACCATTTCAAAATTTTGCCGTTAGCGTTAGCAACATCAACAGCCAACCCTAGCATATGGCGACTACAGTTCTTGGGGTCATCATTTGGCGCAGCCAAAGGTGCAAAACCTTTTTTAAGCCACCATTTTTGACGATTCCAAGTACGGCTACTAGAATTTGTTATAGGTTCCTTTTGATAGCGTTGCAAAAAACCAGCCTTCTGCTGGTCAATACTACGAAACTGGTCACCCAAACTAGTTGGCTTCAAAACCACACCATCTACAGCAGCGGCAACAACCATAGCATCCCAAGCATCAGCGGCACACAACTCCATTTTGCCACCACCAGAACACTTACGCAAAATATCTGGTTTAATCTCAGACGGTTTTTTACCTAGTAAATGTTTACAAAACTTTACAGGTTTAACTGGATAAGTCACAATTTATAGTTCACGCCGTTTCATAATTTTGTCCATACGCCTAGCCCCAGCGTCCTGTCTGTATTCTCCAGTTTCTTTAACAATACGTTTTTTTGTTTTCTTTGACGGAATAGCAGAAGTAACTCTAGTTAATTGTGCATTTCTTGGACGTGGTGGTTGCCGTTTTGGGCGAGGTGTATACATCCCACCACCGCCACCGCCACTGCCGTCGCCTGCATCCAATATTTGCGGACTACGGTTTCTTAAAGACTTTTTGGCTAATTTGTAAGCCTTGTCTAAATCTTTGTTAATCATTTTCATTATGATGTCCTTCCAAACGATTTGTCATTGCTGTTAGCCCAACGCATAAGTGGCGGCAACATTGCAGCCAACAAAGCCTTACCTAAGTCTTCTGGCGCATAATTGCCTGTAGCCGCAACAGCGGTTACAGCAGCGACACAACTACGCAAATAGGACATAATCATTAGTTTTTGTTTTTCTGTTATTTTCATTTATATCTCCTTGGGTTTGTTTTTTAAATTACTAGATGCAACAATTCCTGACAATGTGCCAGTTAAAAATACAACAATAGTGGACATTAAATCTATGAAACTGGCGTCATTGGGACTCTGTTCGGCAGGCTGCGAAATAAACAGCAACCCAAAAGTAAATCCTATAACTATTGTACTGAAAACTATTGCGAGCAATATGCCCACAGTAACAATCATGCGTGTGTGTAGTTCTTCTGAGTTGTATCGTTTCACGGCGTCACATCACATCTGTCGGGCACATAACATGAATTTAGTGTCATATTTTTTACCCTTATTTTGGCTACGGTATTTGTGCGTGTAATTTCACATGCGCTTGTCATCAGAATGATTGCTGATAGTGGTATCAGCCACCTAGTTAAAGTGCGACCCACATCTACGGCTCAACAGGTGCAATGAACTCGTCAAGGTCAGCGTCATAGGTGTATCCGATACCTGCATATCTGCCACGAAAATTATTGTTGTAAGAAGTTTGTTTCCAAGTGCCTTCAAACTTTAATGTGTTGGCAATAAACGCACGACCAGCCGACTCAGTTTCAGGAAAACCCAATGTTGGTTCACCACAAACATCGTTGCTGACGCTGATGACTTGAACAACAATGTTGTTTTCTAGTTTCGCAAAGTAAGCCATTACGACCAACCAATCGTGCCAGAGTCGTTAAAAGTAAAAACATAGTAGCCAGTTGGGTTAGTAATTGTTGCACCTGTCAAAGTAGTTGGAAACGCATCTGTGTTTGGTGTTCGTATTATTACTATGCCTTTGCCGCCTGCGCCACCTGCGCCGCCGCCGCCGCCACCAAGATTGGCAGTTCCATTTACTGCATCAGAACTTGAACCCCAACCCTTACCACCGCCGCCCGTTCCACCTGAACCTGCTGTTCCTGTGCCGAAATTCCAAGCAGCACCACCACCGCCACCTGCATAAACTACTGACGAACCACTTATTGCGATTGTTTGTCCTGCACCACCGCTACCTGCATTATTTGTAGAAGGTGCGTTTACACCAACAGCACTTGCACCGCCACCACCACCGCCGACTGGGGTATCGCCCCCTGCGCCACCGCCACCTGCAAAACCTTGTGTTGGCGAACTTGCCGCACCACCGTTGCCAGTTGTTCCACCTGCACCGCCGCCACCTGAACCGCCTGCTGTGCCAGTACCAGAATTCATCACACCGCCACGACCACCACCTAACGCTGTAATTGTTGTTAAACCTGTGCCAGAAATTGTGCTATCAGTACCACTTGAAGTTGTGCTACCACCTGCACCAACTGTAATTGTGTAAGTTACGCTGCTTGTCGCAGCAAAAGTAGTTTGCAAAGAACCGCCGCCGCCTGTTGCAGTAACAGTTGAACGAACGCCACCAGCACCACCGCCGCCGTGACCACCATTTGCACCACTTGCATTACCACCGCCACCACCAGCAATAACAAGATAATCAACAGCAGTAGGCGTTGGTGCGCCAGCGGCAGCAGCCTTACCCCAATTAGCGAGTGTGGGTTGCTGTATTAGTGTGCGCTGTGCGTAGCGTGTCATTATTACGCCGTGATTCTGTTTACGAAACCAAAAATCTCAATCTTAGATGCCGTACCAGCAAACGCACGAACAACCTT